TTTTTTTTTTTTTTTTTTTTTTTTTTTTTTTTTTTTTTTTTTTTTTTTTTTTTTTTTTTTTTCACCCTGAAATTCGGATGAAGCAATAACATGTAGAACTTCACTTTAAAATGAAGAGCAAACGACGTACGTTCATAGGACAGTCTGTAAAGTAGACCAAACTAAATCAACAATCAATGACGACGATAGACGATCGTAGGCATTTCCATGTGCATCGCACGGAAATTAAAGAAAGTACTAACCGCTGTAGCAATCGCTTCAAACAACGGATAGACCTCGACACTAGAAGGTATAGCATAGCGAACTTGAACAGCTTGCTCCAGACCTCGTATAGCACCACGATGCAAGTACGGTTTGCACGTGAGCAAAGCATTGCGATGCTTATCCTCCCACTGCGGACTATCTGCTGGTACGGATACAGCCCAACGCTGAACTCGCTTAACAGGATCAGGCACCAAAACCACTCGCTTATGCTCAGGTTGAATCAACACGAAGTTAGAAGCAAAGTATGGGTGTCGACTGATATAAAATTTGGCTTGCAAGTTGAATACCTCAGCCAACAGACGAACTGACTGTTCAGTAGCTGAGACCTTACGACAACACACCAAAGAATCATCCCCCATAAAGACAGCCCACACGACAATGCTGCCCTTATACGCATAAGACACACTAAGGATGTTAAGAATAGCATTACCGAAAGCAGTCGTAGCATCCCCAGATTTACGCTGCCAATTAACGGTTAGGGAAATGCCCAAAGAGACTGCACGAAGCGTACACTTCTCGTGACCTTGAGTCCACTTATCAAGTAGAGCTTGGTTCATGCCTAATTGCTGAAACACGTAGTGCTCAAGCTTAAAGGCAAACTCCAACTGAGACTTGTCATACTTTGAAAAGTCATTCTCAAGATACTCAAGATCAGGATTGCCCCAATCATGATTAGCAGCTATGTGATCTCTCACACCCTCATTATCTTTCAACAAATTGACCATCCACTCTGGTTTAAGCAAGGAAAGAAAACGACGCACTAGGACACGGAAAATCGAACTGTATATCCCAGAGAGTACTTTGTCATGATACACAATGACCTGAGGAGCAACTTGCTCACGCATAGGCTTATCACTC